TGGGTAGACTCAATGGTTCTACCTCTGGTTTAATTGGAAGACCTATCTTATCTTCTATTTCAGATACTAATTTCTTTTGTGAGATATCATATGGTGCTGGTGCATTCTGTAAGCACACTTGTAAGCACTGTAGTTCATCATCGTTAAATGTGAATGTATGTTTTAATCCCATTTGTCATCCTCCTCATCATCCCAAACTTCATAAGGACCACGTTGCATCCTTTTAAGTTTTTCAGTTTCAGCACGAAACGAATTCGTTTCAGTTAACCATAAAGCAAGCTTCATAATAATAAACACCACTAAGAGTGGTGTTAAGCAGAGTAATAATATAAATGAATAGTTGGAAGTCATTGCCAATATTCATCTAGTCTTTCTAACACATTAGTTAGAATGCGTTGGGCAGATCCACGTTGTCTGTCATCCCACTCTGGATACCAAGTTTTTTCGTGAAGTCCTGTTTTCATTTTCATAAGATAGGCGGTCATGGCAACCTTGTCTAATCTACCGTTCATATAGGGTATCCATTGATAGTATTTATTTAAGCATAAAAAAGGCACCCCGTGGGGTGCCTGTGTGAATATCGTAACTTGGTTTACATGAGGTTCTTAACAAGAACACGTCTGTAGTATTGGTTACGTGATGCAGTAAGAGTCTCTTGATCTGGAGTACCATTAGACTGAACAACGAATGGGTTAGCAACCATTCCGTAGCGAGTCTTAAATCCAATCTTAGGTTGGAAGGTGTTAGGATCAATGCTTCTGAGCATCTGTAGGGGAACGTATGGGCAGTAGAACAGTCCAGCGTCATAAGGAGATGAACCCTTATATCCAGCAACATAGAAGTGGCTGTTAGAAACGTTAGCAGAATAAGGATCAACGTAGACCTTGATTCTTCCGTTCATTGTACCTACAAGTAGGTTTCCAGTGTCATCTACTTCACCGATGGAAGGACCACCAGAACCAGTTAGACCTGAAGAGTAGTCAAGAACACCAGACATAGCGAGTGCAGAAGCAACATCAGCAGATGTAAGGATAAAGTTACCCTTTCCTCTACGAGTTTGCTGCGCGATAGCGTTAGCATCTCTTTCGATCTGGAACATAAGTCCCTTGAATTTCTCAACTGACCATCTACCGTTGGAGTCAACGTCTAAGTCGAATATTCCAGCGTTAGCAGTGTTGTTTTGTGCACCAGGTTTTGCAACTGTGTATACAGTTCTAACAACTTCACGGTTGATCTCAGCAAGGATCTCACTAGACAATAGGTTAGCGAGTTCTTGCTCAGCATCTAGACCATGAATTGCTTTCAAGTCCTGTGCAAGTTCTAATGTGTATTCAGCTTTAAGAGCTCTAGTACGTGCTTGTACTGAAGTCTTCTCTATGCTGAAGCTCATTTCGTTGAACAAGGTTGAACCTGAACCTAGGGTTTCAGCGTTCTCTCTTGCAATTCCTTTCTCACCGCGCTCGTAAGTACCAGAGTCGTTAAGTAGACCAGGGTTAGCATCGGTAGTACCGCCGTCACCAAGTGGATTAGTGTCGTCAGTTCCGAGAGGTGTGTTGTCGTATGAACCAGCACCTGCAGAAGATGCAGAGAAGTTTGAATCTGGCTCGTTGTAAAGCGCCTCAGCACCTGCACGTAGTGCTCTGCTGTCGTCTTGATAATGCGACTTCATCGCAAAGATAAGACCTGTAGGACCACTCATTGGTTGAACGCCACAGATGTCGTATGCTACCAAGTTTGGCATAGCACGACGGATGAGGCTGATCATAACAGGGTCGAAACCTGCTAGTCCACCAGTTTGAGGGGTATTTGCTAGACTATCGCCTGATAGACCAGCTGGTGCGATAGCTCCAACTGTGTTGGATGCTTCGTTAATCATTCCACGCTCTTCGCGTAGAGTTTTTTCTGTATTTTCTAAAAGAACAGCGGTAACAGCCTTTCTATAATTGTCTTTGATGGCACCAGCGCCTTCATGACCTAGAACAGGGTCCCACTTTTCTGTTAGAGCTTTTGAATTGAACATTTTTGCTCCGAAAAAATGGTGTTAATAAACTATATTATCATTGCCAGCGATTGAGAGCACTGAGATATTGTGCCATTGCTGGCGTTACCTCTGCGTTCTCTCCTTCTACTGGAGTTTCATCAGCAATCTCTGCAGGTGCAGCGGTTGCCTCTTTAAAGTAAGACTCCTTAATGGTCTTAACCTTTGCGGAGAATGACTCTTCTGAGACAAACTCTAGACCCTCAGCAAGAGCTGCGAGTTTTTCTTTTTGAGTATCTGCCAGTCCTTCTGACACAGTGGCCAGAATGTTGAGTTTTGCAGACTCATTAAGACGATTTTGTAATTTCACATTAGACTTGACCTGTTCGTCAAGGCGTGTTTCCATCTCACGAATAGATTCAGCCATACCTTCTACCACATCGACTTTCTCGTCTGGGATAGAAATGTAGTGCTCTTCAAAGAGACCCTTAAGACCTGCAATAAAGTCTGAAGTGATCTCATTTCTTATTCCACGGTCAACAGCAACTTGGTTTTGCTCCATCCATTGACCGACGGCGTAGTCTACTGTACCTTTAACTTCTTCAGAGAGTTCTTTCTTAGATTCCTCTAACTTCTCTGAGTGTGCTTTAGTAAAGTGTTCTACAAGCTTGTCGTACTCTTCCTGAAGTTTTGCTTTAACAGCAGCTTCAAAGATAGTCTTTGCTTTCTCTGCAAATTCTTCAGAAAGTTCTGTACCTTCTAGTAGTGCAGCAACGTCTTTAGACATATCAATCTCAAAACCAGCTTTGATTGGATATGTTACATTGCCACCAATGCCTGTGCCGTATGCTACTTCAGCACCAACACTAGGTTGTGGATCCTTACCAGGCTTACCAGCGGTTGAGGTCACACTGCCATCTTGCGATACAGGTGCCGCTGCTTTTGCTCCAGGATTCTCTTCACCATCTTCATCATGCTCATTTGGAGTGGTAGAACTACCACCTAAATCTGCTGGTGCAGATTGTCCAGGTGCAACTGATGGAGAAACGGTAGGTGCGGGATCCTTGCCACCTGCCTTAGCAGTTTGGGCATCGGAAACTGCTGAGGGTTCACTACCAGTGCCAGGTATAACGTTTGCAGTAACGGTAGGCATTGGATCGCCTGCGTTCTCTACAATCACCTTGTTCTGGGTAACGAACTCCTCAAATTTTTCGTTAATCTTATCTGACATTGAGTTTACCTCGTAATTTTCCGTAATAAATTATTTCTAAGAGTATTTATGAAATCAAAGATTTGAAAGAAAGTCCTCAAACACTTTGAGGGTCTTCTGTTCCATGTCGCGGCGAGTTGCCGTGTTCATATACCTTTGGTATTTAGCAACTTCGGTCTCTTTTAGAATTCCGTTGTCCCATACCCATTCCTTTCCTTCCATGATACCATTTACAAATGCATCTGGTGCTGAAGGATCTGCTACTATATCAGCAGCAGTTGTAAGCATGAAATCGTCATTGACTACAGAGCAGTCTTCACGTTTTTCAATGCTTCCCATACCTCTTGATGATACTCCTAATTGAACACCTTCACCTAAAAGTGATGATGCAATTTTACCCATTGGTGTGTCTAGGATCTGTGCCTTACCCATGAAGTTATTACCTTCAGCGCGGAGACTTGTGATTCTATGTGACACTCTATCAAGATTGATAGTAGGACCATCGGGATGACCGAGTTCACCTAAGGCACGTTTCGATTTTACATACTCTTCGTTGTATCTCTCAACCTCTCGGTTAAGAACATCGAATGGGTACATACGACCGTTGCGATTCTTTAATTCGGATTGAAGAAAAACACCTTCAATATAAAGGATTTTCTTTCCGTCTCTTTCCTCTGTAAGGAGTTTGACGTCTTCAATCTGTTCCGTTATCAGTTTCATCTTTGGGTGCTTCCGTCTCGGTAGGTTCATCAAAGTATGTATTCGCTACAACCTTCTTGTAATCTGCCATAGCATCAGATGCCTTGGCAAATAACATGTCTTTGATTGCATCAATTGCGGCCGATCTATCGTTATTGCTGATCTTATCAACAATATTTACTTCGCCTGCAACTTGATTTTCAGTTTTATCTGACATAATATTTGAATCAATATAAGTTATTTAGTATTTGCGGTAGGTTTAGGCATTGCTTTCGCCTTTTTAATCTCTCTATCCATCGCTGCATCTTGTGCTTCTGCGTCTCTTTCTGCAGCATCTTGCGCTTGTGCATCCTGAATTTCAGGAGCAAGAGCTTGGTTTGCTGCAGTCATTTGATCTAGAGCATTCATATCTGCAGGATCAATTGCAAGACCTGAATCGATCTCTTTCCTCATCTGCTTGTCGATTTCCTTATAGTCCGTGTCTGTCTGATTAAGAACATGACGACGGATATGTTCTACGGAGAAATACTTACCTACAAATGGATCCATCTGAGTGACAGTCATCATTCTCTGATTCATCATTTCAATTTCTTTAAGTTCATTGAAATGATTATCAAAGAGATAGTCATACTGGATATGCTCTTTCATATCATCCCAGTCTTCAGGAGAAATTACTCCCTTAAGAATGAGTTGAGTCTTGAGAATATCGTGGAATAACTCGCTAAATCTTTTACGTAGTCTTCCGATGAACTTTGTGAACTTAAGTTCGTCACGGAGGACTTCAGTGGTTTTACCGAGGTTGAATCCTTTGTTATCGTCTGTGAGACGGGAAGGAGGAAGATTGAGGCTGTTATAAAGCTTCTTCTTAAAATACTCAACATCTTTGAGTTCGCCTAAGTTCTGTCCACCAGGTAAGGTGGTGATCTCAGTTCCACGTCCACCCTCTCTACGAGGTAACCAGAAATCCTCTAGCATACTCATGTGCTTTTTGTCGTCACGCATCTCACCAGTGTTTGCATCATACACTAGTTTGTTACGATAGCGACTCATAACATCACGAAGATATTGTTCCGCTTTTACCTTAGGTAGGTTACCTACATCGATGTAGAATATCCTACGTTCAGGAGCACGGGATAGTCTGTAAATAACAAGACTATCTTCAATCATTCTAAGTTGATTAAGAGACTTGATTGCCTTATGAAGGTAACCAAGAGTCATTCTTTTGTTTAAATCTTGTAGTCCAGAATTAACAAAGGTGACAGAATCTACTGCCATCTTTACACCTTGTGACAATGACATGTCACCAACTGGTCCTAAGACACCACCTTTATAGAACCCTTTTGGATTAAAAAGATAGTAGTCTACAAACGTACCATATTCATACTCAAGTGCTGTGCCTTTAATTGCTGCACGTGCTAGAGCATCTTTTGGAGCATTGTCGATTTTTTGACGGACCTTCTTGATCTTCATTGGATCAATGTACCGAAGTTCCGTAATACCTTTCTTTGGATTTTCTAGGTCAATGACCTTATGATAAAATAACCTTCCTTCAATATACCAAGTTCTAACAATCTCATGTGCTCGATTGTCAAAATTTAAAAGACGTTTGATATAGTCAAACTCTTTGCGTACTTTATTTTTTACACTATTACCCGTGTCAAGATTATCCAGATTAATTTCTACTGGGGAATCATATGCGTCACTAACAATAAACTCATTAACAACCTCGTCAACTGCACTATCCACCTCAGGGTGAATTGCCATGTCACGATAGCGACGGATCATCTCAAACTCGTTACGAGCAGAGTTATCCGTATCCACATAAGTTCCGTAATACCCACCAGCAGCAACTGCAATGGGATCATCAGCAGAAGGAGGGACAGGGGACTGACCCCTCTTTCCCTCCTTTCTATTAATCTGGAAGCCAAATAACTGACTCATGATTTAAAACTATAGTTGATCGTTCAACTATTTATCAACCTACTTCTTTGTTGTTTCCAACTCTACCTGATACTGAAGAACCAGCAGCTGATGTGGATAGACCATTTCCAGCTCTGAAGTATGAATACTGCCACTCAACTGTGAACTCTTCAACCTGATCATTACTATCATAAGCAAGATCGATTTGAGAGACGTTAGTTGGGAATGAATGAACTAATTCATATGTTCTAAGAGCAACACCACTTGCACTAGCATCTTTCTCTAGTTGAGTAACATAGAGTGATGCCATGTAACCATCACTACCTTGAGTAGAAGGTTTGAATAGTGGTGAAGTGTTACCTTCATGAGTGTTGATCTGGTTTGCCCAGAACTCAAAGAAGGAACGTAGTTTGAAGTCCTTATCGTTAAAGAAGGTTGCAGACCAAGTATCGAAGGTGCGATCACCAGCAATCTTGACAGTTCTTCCTCTGAAAGGAACTTCGATAACACCTAGGTTAGAACCAGGAAGTGCTGCAGACTTACACATGAGAGTTGATAGTTCAACCTCACTTAGATTTACAGCATCTGCGGCGAGTTCTTTTAGTGCGGATGGGAAGTTAATATCCACACTGAACATATTGGGCTTTACGCCTTGCCCAATATTTTGTAGAAATGTACTTACGTTTGACGTTGCCATTGTTTTTTACCTCGTTTTAATTAGTATCGAATCATCATCTACCGACGACTTCCTCAAAGGAAATGCCAGTTCTTGTAGCAGTTACTGTAACTGTTACGAAATTAATAGAACGGGTAGGCTTGAGGTAGAGTTCAGCAACAAATTCATTCCTGTCGATAACTTCAGGAGTATTGTTTGACTCATCACAAACTACTAAGAAGTCTGTAACACCTCTACGTGCCTGTACCTCTGCAAGATAAGAAGAGATAGAAGCATTGAATCCTGCACGAGTAACAGTATCATTTTGTTCAAAGATAACTGCTTCAGCAAGAGCCTTTGCTCTCTTCTCAACGTTAAGGAATAAACGACGAACGTTAATTCTGTCAAACGCAGAAGGTGATGCAAGACCTGTCTTATCTCCAAAGAGAACAGGACCAGCGCCAGGGAAGGAAACAATAGGGTTAACTCTGTTAGTGTAAAGATCGTCTCTCTGTGCCTTGTTAGGATTGAAAGCGAGTTTTACTACATTCTGTAGACCACCACGATTGGTGCCTGCAGGTGAGAACCAGTCATCTAGTATTGCAGAAGTTGATACACATAGACCAGCAACATCTCCGTTGCAACCAACGTAACGATACTTGTCGTTAAATCTGTCATAAGTGTACTTAACACCACTGTCTAGAACAACATAAGAACTAGAAGCAACGTTATCAAAGAACTCAAGAGTCTTAGTAAGTTGCTGAGCAGAACTTAGTGCAGCACCACCAGATGTTGCAACCTGAGTTCCAGTCCAAGGTGAAACAAATGCAACACAATCCTTTCTTGTATTAGCAACAGCAGCAACTGCTTGTGCCTTAGCGATTGTGTCAGTTTCATTAGCACCGTCACCACCCATTATAACAAAGTCGATACTTGTTTCTTCAGTGTCTAAAAACTCATCATATGCTGACTGAATTTCTCCAGCAGTATATGCGTAGTCATCAACACCACCAGATAGAGCACCACCAGCAGTAGAAAGAATCCTTGATAGGATTAGTGGACTAGCAGCAGTAGCACCATAAGATGCAGCAGCAGCGCCAGGATCTTCTCCAGCGGTAGTAACATCAGCTGCTTGTAAAGGAACACCAGCATAGATGTAGTTTGAATACTCATTAACATAATCTTTCCAATAAGATGATCCACCTTCAGGTGTCTTACCATCAGATAGTTTTGAAAGATAAGTTAGTCTCTCAACAATATTATTGGTTGATTCATCAACAACAACGACATGTACTTCGTCGTTTGATAGATAACGCTCAGAAGCATATGCTGAAGTTCCAGGACGTGGAGCAATTGCTTTGTAAGTTAAACCAGTTGAACCAATTGTTTCTGCATTCCAGTTTGAAGCAGTATATGCTGCAGAAGTTTCACCAGCAGCAGGTGTAGGAGCAGCACTACCTTTAATAACTGTAAAGGTGTTAGCATCAACAACTTTGTATACTTCATGAGCAACAGTGTTGTCATCAGTATATGTACCACCAGCGGATAAACCGTGAGCAGTTTTAGTTATTGTGTAATCTGGTCCTTTGTCAACGATAACAACACGAAGGTTGTTTCCATCGGTACCAGCAGAACGTGCTATGAATTTTTCGCTTGATACACCTGCGTCAAACGCATCTTTGTCTGCAACCAAAACTGGGTTTGCAGTAGCAGCGTTAACGACTCCTGTAGCAGCACGAACAACTGCTAGTTGTCCACCGTAACGAAGAAACTCAGATGCTACTAACCAATCGCCAGCGTTAGCCTCAGATGGTGCGCCGAATGTATCAATCAGTTCCCTTTCGGAACCTATGTTTACTATTTTGCCTACTGGTCCTTTGCGGAAAGAAGAAGCGAAAGCAGCACGAATTGCTAGTGCTCCTACGACTACCGCATTGGATAAATCACTTTCTCTAATAACAACACCAGGCGAGACTTGACTTGCCATGTTTTTACCTCTAGATATCAAATTTATCTAAAAGTATTTAGATTTTTCAATGTTTCAGAGGTGGTGAACTATGCATGAACTACCAATCTGGATAACCCCAATCACTAAATGGATCTCTCTTTTTCCTAGACTCCATAACCCTTTTGACAGTACAGTCCTTACATTCATATGCATATGCAGAAGGATGACCCTTCTTTGTCTTCCTAGTTAGATAGAACTCTGAAATTAGATCTTTCATTTTCCCACAAGATCTACATCTTCTTTCTTTAAAAAGAAGGTGCTCTAGGGAAAACTGCTCCCCAATATCCATCAGTAGTTCCACATATAGCCAACCTCTTCTTGCTTGTCTCCGTAGGCCCACAGATCGCCGTCTGCATCAAGGAAGGTATCGTCACCCATACCGTCATCGATAAAACCAAAAGGAGCCATATCTTGTTCAATTTGATTTCTTTGTTCGTCATAGATTCTTCTCCTAATATCTTGATCGGTCATTTCCTTAAAGTATTCTTGCATGACTAACCATGCAAACAATACCATACACATTACAAGGTCATCATGATATCCCTCGTCTGCTTCCCATGCTTGTTTCTTTTGAACAAACGTAGTAAGTTCTTGGAAAATATTAAAGTCATTGAATAATAATTTATCTTCTTCAATAATTGCTTTAAGATTAGCACAACCAATTTTCTTTACGGTTACACTCATCTTAACACCCAATTGAGTCTTAGTACCAGAGAAGCCCTGACCTACTACTTGACCTGCTCTACCACGCATAGCACACATGAGTACGTTAGGATACTCAAGGTCATAGTTTAATGTTGCTGCTATGCTATCCCCTATATCATTTACCTCGACAAGTATATATGGATTGTTGTATTCCTTTGCTACTTGGAAGATGACTGAGGGAAACAGTACAGGTTTAATCTCATTATTTCTGTACTTCGCAACGATCTTATACGGGATAGTGGTGATATCAAACACGACGAAAGCAGAATAGTCGCCACCAATTCCTCTGGCAACATCAACAGTAATGATATATTCGTGATCTTTTTCAACTCTCTCATAGATGTCAAGTCCAGCATTGCTCGCAATAGGGTCTGTAAATGGAATGGTTTGTAATTTTGCTGGACTAATCAAAGTATCAGCAGATCCAAGGAAGTCACACTCAAACTCTTGTGCGAACTGTCTTGGGGAAGTATTTCTAATAGTCTCATCTTTCCACTTAGCATCTCTACCTGGAACTTGTGACCAATGTACTTCATTGGTTACATAACCATTCTTACCTCTCCTAGCATCTTCCCACGTCTTATAGAAGTGGTTCATACCATTAGGAGTGGATATGATTATGACTTTTGTTGACTTACCAGAAGTAATAGTAGGATATACCGATGCAAAGAATTGTTCTGCGACGTGGTTAGGGACGAATGCAAACTCGTCAAGGAATAGAATGTTGAAGGACATACCTCTAACTGCACTAGCAGAGGTAGAAGCAGCCAAGATTTTAGATCCGTTTTCAAGTTCGACATTACCTTTGTTCCATACTAAAATACCATGTTGCATCCATTTAGGTAAGTTCTCATATGCTAATTGGAGTCTACCTAAGAGTTCCCTAGCAGTGGATGCTTTGTTAGCAAGAATACCAATGTTAACACTATCGTAGAAGATAGCATAATAAAGAAGATAGGCGACCACAGTGGTGCTCTTACCAGTCTGTCTAGGAAGTTTTGCGATGTTGAATCTGTTT